ATCGTCTGTTCGCCGCCAATTACCTCATATGGGTACTCAGGTGGCAGCGAATCAGCAAAAACCTGCGCCAGCAGCTTCAATTCCTGCATCTGGGCGTTGTGCAACCGCTTGTGAACAGCAGAAATGACCCTCGAACCACGCTCCAGCAACGCAATCGTCGTTCCAACAGGCATTTCCTGATTGGAGTCACCCATTCCAAGGTCCGTGGTCCCCACAAACTTCTGCGCGGCATCAATACAGAAGCCCAAAAGCTGCATAAGTACCGAAGAAGGCTCCTTATACGGCAGCGGCATCAGCCCTTCACGCAATGCACCACCCGGAGCATCGACATCACGCCACTCTCCGGGCTGAATAGGACTTTGGTCCTCCATTCGGAGGCCCCTTGTCTTAAATCCACCCGGCAAATTGGAAAGTGTCCCTGCGTCAATCAACTGTCGGAGGATGGAGGTCGAAGATCTTGACAAATTCCCCAAAAGGTGAACCAGCCCAAAACCGTAAAAACCTAACCCGGGTAAGAACTTATAGTGAACAAAGTACTGACGCTTCTTTTTCTTCGGATCGTCTTCACGATAATTGCGCCGGATGGACAAAATCTCCATCGAATCCGGGTCGAACGTAACAATGTACGGCAATTTGATGCCAGTTTGTTCTCCGTCCTCGTCCGCGTCTTCAAAACCCTCAATGTCAAGGTTGCAGTGGCACTCGTACAAGACGTATTCTTCGCTGTCGCCCGTAGGTTCCCTGCCAGAAATATCGTCCAGCCGCTCTTGGATCTGGTCGCGCTCGTTCTCCGCCGGTTCTCCGAGGTCCACGTCCCGATAAAATCCGCTCACCTGCTGCTTGCGGAGTTCATTCTTGCTCATACGTAATACGTGTGTAACGCGCTCCGCCGTCATCAGGTCTCTTGCAAGATACGGAACGATCAAATCCTTCGGCAAAACATACGGACTTGTCGCCCTTTCCAGAGCCGTGTCGTAGTACACCTTCTTGAAAGCACTGCCGCCGTATCCAACATAGAACAACATCTGATCAAAATCAGGGTCATACTCTTCCATGACCTGAGTGATCTGGTAATTCATGTACGCCTTTACACGCTCCGCCTGTGCTTCACGCTCAGGTGTCACCTTTCCGATGATCGCCGCCCTCGCAGGACCGCCCGGTGGCAGCAGTTCCTTGTAAGACTGTGCTTGGAACTGTGTCACAGCCTCATTCAAAATAGGATGGGTCACGCCGGAGGCACCTTCAAAAGGTTCCGAACGCTCCTCAAAGGTCAGACCGAGGAGAACCATCCCCTCTTCATAGACCTTCTTCCACTCTTCTCGGCTGCTGTCGTCATTCTCGATCAGGTCTACCAGATCCAAGGCGATCTTCTTCATGACCGCCTCATCTAAGACCTCTGCCAGATTTGCCTGAAACTCGATGTCTTCGACCTCGGTGTTCTCTTCTTCAACCTCGGCCTCATCGTCGATCTCAGGAAGGCCGCTGATGTCCTCGTCGTCCATCATGTCGTCAACTGGACCACCAAGGGGCGTACCGATATTGTTATATGGTTGCATAGACATCAGTAATAAACCCTTTTCCCGATACGCTCCTGCCTCTCAACCTCGTAATCTTCAGGGTGAGAAAGAAAGCCGCCTTGTCTGAAACGCATTAACGCTTGTGTCGCTGCATCGCAATGGTCATCATGCTCGCCAAATGGAAAAGTAGCCATCTCTTCGATGACTTCTTCCGCCCAGCTTGTTTCAGGATACCACACTAATCCCGCCTCGAACAGAGGCGCGACAGAATTCATTCGGCTGAATTTATCGTTCCCGCGACTTGGCGTGAAGTTTACAACAGGGATGCCCGACGCTCGTAATTCCTGTGTCAACGGCATACCCGCCGCCTTCGCTTCCACAAGGATTACCTCCGGCTCCCAGTACTTGTACTCCTCATACGCAATCCTCTTCAGGTCAGGAAACTCCCACCGACCCTTCTTCGCATCCATCAAGATCACGTTCGGAGGGCTGTCCTCCTTCGGATAAAACACACCCCACGTATGAATGGCTGTAAAGTCCGCCGTCTGCGTTTTCAAATACGCCGTGTCATAAGACTGCATGACATAATGCAAACGAGGGATCTTCTCATGCTCCCAAGGTTGCCACCACTCGCGCTTGATAATGGACGAACCGTCGGAGGACGGCTGTTGGAGGTACTGGGCATTCCACTGCTGCAACGGAATCGAAGCCTTGATTTTCTCAAGTTCCTCCAGCTTCCAGTACTCAGGCCACAAAGCCTTGCCGTTGTCCAAGATCGCAGGAAATTCGACCACCTCCCACTGATCAGCCTTCGGGTCCATCGCCGACTGCTTTAACAAACGTGCTGTCAAATCCTTCTCACCCCACCGGGTCATTACCAGAATAATCGAACCACCCGGCTGAAGACGCTGTCGTGGACCCGATGTGTACCAGTCCCACGCATTTTCAAGAGCAGTAGGTGACATCGCATCCTGCTCAGAGTGCGGATCATCAACGATGAAAAGATCAGCACCGCGACCCGCAATCGACCCGCCAACACCAGCCGCATAATATTCACCACCGTCATCCGTCTCCCACCGATACGCCGCCTTACTATCCGACCTTAACTTGACATCAAAGATACCTTGGTAATCCGGCATCTCCATGAGGTTCTTCACCTTCCGTCCAAACCTGACAGAAAGATCAGCCGTATGGGTCGCTTGCATGATCTTCAGATCAGGCCGTCTGCCAATCATCCACGCCGGAAACAAAAAGCTGGCAAACTCGGACTTCGTGTGTCTCGGAGGCATGTTGATAATCAACCGCTTCAACTCGCCCCTCGCAACTCGCTCCAGCTTCTCTGCAACAATCTTGTGATGCCGCCCAGCAATGAAGCCGGGCCACATCTGCCTTACAAACTCAAGGAAGTTATCCTTCGCCTTGTCCTTGGCTGTCAGATCCTTCAACCTGTTCATGTACTGGTACATGTTCTTCAGGTCTTCCACAGGGACCTGTGAAAGGTTCTTCAGTAATGTTTTTTGGTCAATGGACAATGGTCATCCCTCTATTGTCCACTGACCAATGCCACAAAAGTCATAACACTTCAATGACTAACGGCAATTCCAACTGGTCGGTGGATGATGGACGTTTGACCTTGGACTTCTTCGCAGCTTTAATAGCCACCAGTCCGGAGTCCCTGTGCAAAAAGATAGGACCCGATGGGCCAACGTAAGCCCCTGTTACGTTGTACTCCATATACTCATTGGCCTCTTCCCGTGTCATCCCGTCACGGATTTGCAAAACTTCCTCACACATATTGTAGTCATACACAATACGAGAGTTGTACTCCGGGTACATGCTGTCGCCCACGCCGATGATCGCATAATCAAAGCCATCTGCAAAAAGCGGCCTGTCGTCGCCGTAGCCCTCTCCAAAGAAATTTATGATGTCTTCACGGACAGCTTCTCCGTGATCCAACATTGTCTGGTACTTCTGTGCATTTTTAAAAGACGACATATTACAAACTTTCTGTTGTACGGGCCGGGGGTCCGGGACCCTAACCCTTATCTATAGAAAAGGGGGGTGGGGGGTCAAGGGACCAATGTCCATTGTCCATGGGATTTTTTGAAAATTGATAATCATATGTGCAAAATCGTGTATGGGGTGCGACGGTGCGATACGGGGGTCGATTTAGGGGGGTCGGGGGTCGAACGATCAATGCCAATGCCATTCCTGTTTTCGGCCAAGGGACCCGATAGGTCAGGATGGCTGACCTACTGTTGGGTGGGCGAGGCGGGCGATAGGTCAGGACAACTGACCTATGTGGCGGGATAGGTCAGGATGACTGACCTAAGAAAGTTATCCACAGGGTGATTTATTTGTTTACATTCTTTTGACTATGTGCCTAAGTAGTCAGGTCAGCAGATGCTGATTAACAAAAAAGGAAACCGACTATGACAAGTAACCTTAAGCTTGCGGCATGCGAAACAGTCATCTCTTTCGACAAGGTCATATTACTATTCGCGCAAGAATTAGAGGCGCACAGGGAATTGATCAACAGCCTCGAAACTCAAATCCTGAATCTTCAGGCACGGGAGATGGTCGCAGACGTCTCGAACGACTATAACATCGACTCTCGCTTTGACCGCATCGAAGTTCGCCTTGATGAAGTTGAATGCAAGCTTGAAGACAAGCTTGACTCAATGGATCTCGACGAACGCTTCACGGAAGCATTGCAGAACGTCACCTTCACGGTAAACGTGGAATAATCCCAACGGGGTGCATCGCAAGATGCACCCCACCTCTTTCAAAAGGAAGACGACAATGAACAATGATCATTCGATTGAAATCGTGGCAATCACAATGCTTCTAACCCCGATCCTTCTTCTTTTAATCATGGGACTATGAACAATGAAAAATCTAATTGGTGACATCTTTGAACTGTTTTGTCTGGGTGCATTCGTGACAGGCATTCTGTTTCTCGCAGTGGCAATGGGAGGTTGATTATGGATTCGTTTACAGCAGTGATGATGATCGAAGGTCAGGTTGATGCAGAAGAACATGAAATCTTGGACGCATGGCAATACCTGATCGACACCGGACTAGTCTGGCAATTGCAGGGATCTTTCGGTCGCATGGCACGGGATCTGATCGAACAGGGGATCTGTTATCTACCAAACTCAGAGGAAGCAGCGGCATGACCGAATACAATGGATGGACAAACTACCCGACATGGCGAGTCAACCTTGAGATCTTCGACGGGGGAAATTGGGATCGATACTCGGCAGATGATCTTAAAGAGTTTGTGGTCGATCAGATCTTTGCCGAAACTCGCAGTGGGATTGCCCGCGATTACGCAATAGCTTTTTTGGAAGAGGTGAACTGGCGTGAGATCCACAAATCTTTGCAGGAGATCAGCGCAGAAGGGAATAACGAGCAGGAGCGATGGTACGACACATCATTAGAACTTGCGTGAAGACGGAAGGCCTCTGGAAACAGAGGCCTTTTTTATTTGTCAATTTTTTGCGCTATCATATTGCCACTTTACCGGCGCGCACATTCGGCGCGGGCATATTGTTTCTGGTAGTATAGTTGCCACTTTACCGGCGCGGGCATGACCGGCGCGGGCAGGTATGCATTAAGCGCAGGGCAGGTATGCGTTATGTGTGTTGACATTGTTTTGACTATGTGAGATATTGTTCAAGTCAACGAGAGATTGACGGTCAAAAACAAGGAATCAAAACAATGCGTCCAATATATGAAATAGCAAACGAGATTCGCGCAGACTGGTCCAAACCATACTTTGGCGCGGTTCCATATCTTGAGGCCATGGAAACACTCAAGAGCGCATCGGACAATTATTATTACGACAGCGGGAAAAGCGTTATTCTTTACTTCCTCGCCAATGCTTCTACGTGGCGTGGCGACGTCGCCAAACGAGTGAAAGCAGAATTGAAACAAACCGTAGGGATTAAGTAACATGATAACGAAAGAGCAACAAATTGCGATACTGCGTGTTTACTTGCGAGACACTAGTGAAGCGGAATCCTACTTACAATTCAGGCGCAAGATAATACGCGGTCATGGTTGTCTTATGCTACAATGGAAGGGGATGTGGTTGGGGATAGAACCCGACGGTTATACACATAGCTAAGGAAAGGGGACTTCGGTCCCCTTTTTATTTGTCAATTTTTTGCGCTATCATATTGTCACTTTACCGGCGCGGGCATTACCGGCGCAAGACTTCGGGCATAGTATAATTGACACTTTACCGGCGCGGGCATGACCGGCGCGATGCCATGCGCTAGACGCATACCACCTATGCGTTTATTGCATTTGACTATTTGTTTACTATCGATTAGGATCTAAAGATTGCAAGCACACAGAAAGGAAATCGCAATGCAAAACAGAATTTTTTCGAGCGACAATCCAAAAGCAATTAAGGCGCAAACGTACGGTTGGCGCAATGCTATTCACTATATGGCTCCGGCAAAGCTTGCCGGTGTCGGTGATCTTTGTGGCGACGCAAGCAAGAGTTGCATTGAGTTATGTCTTGGCAAAACATCGGGCGCAGCGACCTACTATCCGTCGGTAATTCGAAGCCGGATTGCAAAAGCACGTCGTTTCATGAAGGAGCGCAAAGCTTACCTAAACGACATGAGCAAATCAATCAAAGCAGAGATCCGTGCATCGGATAGGGCAAACGTCAAGCTTTGCGTGCGTCCAAACGGCTCTACAGACATCCCCTTCGAGGGGATTCGCGACGCGGATGGATTGACACTAATGGAACGGTTTGCAGAAACGCAATTCACGGACTACACCAAGAGCATCAAACGTGCGTTAGCGCATGCTCAAGGAAAGATGCCACGCAACTACCACTTGACGTTTTCGAGATCCGAGACGAACCACGACGATTGCTTGCGCGTCCTACAAGCGGGCGGAAACGTCGCGGTCATCTTTGGCAACGGATTGCCAAGCACTTGGGAAGGCTATCCGGTCATCAATGGCGACGCGCACGACTTGCGCCACATCGATCCGAAAGGTGTCGTCGTCGGATTGACACCGAAAGGCCCGAAGGCGAAGAAAGATCAGTCGGGCTTCGTCCTTCGCGACTACTGATTTGACATTGGGAGGACGTCCGGTTAACTCTGGATCTCCTCCCAAGGAACGGGTTCGGTTTTTGTTTTCCTTTTCCGAACCCACACTTACCCGCAAGTCGAGCGTCTCCCCGCTCCTTGCGGGTTTTTTTGTGTTCAAAAAGGCGCAATCATAAGGCATTACCGGCGCACAACCGGCGCGACCAAGCCTTGCAAAAACGCAAAGTATATTGGCACTTTACCGGCGCGGCGTTTGCAAATCTGCAAGGTGTGCTTGCACAAATGCAATGAATAATGACCACTTTACCGGCGCGGTTAAAACAAGGTCAGGCGTCCATTGTCCAGAAACCATTGATTTTGCTAGTGTTTTACAGGTATAAATCTCAATAATATCAGCGGATGGACGGCTGACCAAGTTAAAGACGTTTGCAAAAATGCAAGATCGACGGGATTGCCAAGCAATTTGCGCAGGTCGCCACAAAGAGGCCTGTATATTAGACTTGGTTTTGACGACCTTGTTTTCAACCCAAAATTCGCCACAATCTATCGCGCCGTTTACGTCCGGAATACCCGCTCCTGCCCATGCTTCAACTCTCGTCCAATGTACTGAATTCTCGGTCGCTTTCTTCATCGAAGAGTACATTTTCTTCTCCGTTGGGAACATGGTCTATCTCCAGTGTGGGCATGGCAACAGCACGCAGGGCGGGGAATTCAGTCACCAGTCTGGCGATTTCCTTCGTGAGGTCTTCTTTGCTCATCTGATCGATCCGGCCTACCAGAACCTCGGAGCGGCTGATGTAGAGACCGGCGGCGGCTCCCCTCTGCTTCTCAGCAGAGACAGCGGCGGGGTAGTTTCCGGCGGCTATCGAAAGATCACGAATCTTCGCCAACTGCACAATGTGGCTGTCGTAGGTAACCTCATGTACCTTTGCGACCTCCGCCCTCAGTTCTCTGACCCGCTCAACGATAAGCGGGTAGGTTCGACCATTCAAGAACTTCGAGGCGGCTGTGTGGTAGTCCACATACCCCGCCTTCTGCGCGGCTTCGCCCTGTGGCAGTCCGTCAATGGCATAGTATCGACAAAACTGCTCCTGCATCTGCGTGATCCCCTTCTCCGCCTTCGCAGAGCCAAGATGAGGGATTGAGACAACAGGCTTGTGGGTTTTCTTGCGATCTTTCATGTAGTCAACTTCCCGTCAACAGACTTTCCCCTATAAGGGGGGTCTCCCAGCAATTACAAATACATAGCAGAGAAAAACAAATCTGTCTCTCGCGTGGGGGAAAAAGTTCAGATATTAAGGATATTCTCTGGATAGTGGCTAAGTCATTGAAGATACGGAGATAGTCAGATATCAGCCCCACAGAGAAAAACACACACACAAAAATCACTCTGTGGCCCCCCGCGCGTAACAGAGAACTATTTTCCCCATAACTCCAATATCTGACTATCTCCGTATCTTCAATGACTTACAGACTATCTAAAAAATATCCTGCTCACCCTTATAAGGAAAGTGGACAATGGACCATGGACACTGCTCCCCAAACACCGAGCCATGCACAAAACGCATACCACCCATGCAAAAATATCAAACCTCTCCCATTGACCTTTCTTAAACTTTTGATATTCTATGTCTTGTCAGCGGGAGAAAGGCTGACGAGCCGGACAACGGAGAAATATCATGGCTCTCAACTTCGACGTATCAAACATCAAGGACTATCCGACCATCACCACCTCGCCCTTCGACGAGAACAAGTGGCACCCCATCACCGAGTACCTTGTATACGGCCTCATGGGTATTGGCGTCAGCGAGATCAAAGCGGGCAACGTGGATGAAGTCTTCCGGCGGGTCGCCATCCACCAGAAACTCTATGGTGCGGCTTTGGAGTATCACATCCCGCCCACCAAGATTTACCTGACCATTCAGGACATCAAGAACCACATCGGCTTGCGTGCCAACGTCAGCAACATGACAGCGGCGGAGTTCAACAAGAAGACGTTCAAGATTTTCGAGGGCTATGCCATCGACCAGTGCGAAACAATCCTCACTGCCTTTGGACAGGTGGCGAAGGTCGCTCACGAACGGTCATTGCTCAAAGAGCAGGAAGCCGCCTAACAATCAGGGGGGCTTCGGCCCCCCGCCTTCCACGGGAGAAAGACAATGCAAACGATTGACGAACCCCATGACGCATTTCATAGCGCAACCATGTTCGCGGAAGGTGCGACAGCAATGCTCGAACATGAGGGTCGTCTGGAATGGGACATCTGGCTGTATGTCACCAAGGTCAATCCCACACATACGATCAATCTGCACTTCAACGGCGAAGGTCATCCACAGGCGACACTGTACGGGCATGGGGATGACGGCATCGATCTCGACACAGCACTTGACCTTTTTTAAGACAGGAGAGCATCATGACTGAACGTGGCAACGAGAAATCAGCAGTGGTCGGTGATGGTTACGACCACTTTGTAAAAATGCGGGTGACAGGATATGTCACCTACCGGTTCCAGAACAACATGACAGAAGAGGAGTTTGAAGATTGGGCGGAGGCCAACGTAGGCTATTTCGACCAGATGACAAACCGGTCTCTTGACCACATTGATTGTCACATTGAAGAAATCGAAACCCGCCCACTCAAACGCAAGCAAGCAAGCATAGGAAGACCCATGACCTACGACCCAACCCTGTCTCATTCGTTCTCACTCCACAATGGTGACAACATGGAAATCATCGCCTCCTACGTTTTGAACAACCATGGCAAGCTGATGGATGGAGACGTTGTCGAGGAGACAAACTACGACCACAGCTTGGAGATGCTCGACGAGCCAACAGATTTACAATGGCTCCTGAAGTACATGGAATATCATTTCAAGAAATTCGGTTCTCACTTCGAGTGGGAACAAGCAATGCGAGGGCGGTAAAGTCACCTGCATCCGCGACGGCAACGGGCAAGTGTGAGGCTCTTGGGGTTTTGTAAGTTTTTTACCCAAGATGACTGAGGCACTACAAGGCAAGGTTCTGGGCCGCTCCCCGCAATAGATGTACACCAGTGAAACCATGCAAGCCGTCACTTCAATTCAACCATAGAAAGGGCAAGACAATGAGAACACTTCTAATCGACCCAAAAGAGAAGACCATCACCGAACACGAACACAATGGCGACTGGCAGACCATCGCCCCGACCATCGACGCCCACAACTTCGACGTAATCTTCACCGACTACGGCGACATCTATGTGGACGACGAAGGGCTAATGAACAGCCCCGAACACTTCTGGGTGTTGTACGGTCTGCAACCCATCGCAGGCAAGGCTCTTGTGTTCGGCAACACCGACGACGAGGGCGACAGCACACCGGCATTCGCCACCGCCGCAGAGTTGCGGGAGAAGATCCGCTTCCTGACCGTGGACGATGTTCGAGAAATGTTTGTCTGACCAAGCCATGTCCATTGAGCATATCAGCTATGCTCAATGGACATTGGACAAAGGACGAACCGTCAATTAATAATCAACCCTACGTTCACAGAAAGGAACTAGACCATGCCCGACTACAAGCCAATGACGAAGTACCGCGTGACTGTCGAGACATCTGGGACAGACGTCTACGAGATCGAAAGTGACATGTCGGAAGACAAGTTCCGCGAATGGGTGGTATGTCATGTCGAGACCCTGCCCAATCACCATAACTCTGTAGAAGACCGCAAGAACTTCGATGTCATCCGCATTGAGTTCGACGAACTGCCTTCGAAGATCAGGGCTTACGACGAACTGTTCCGATACATTTGCGGGATCACCTCAAACAAGGTTCCGCTTGAACTACTTCAAAAACTGCGTCCATGAGGGAGAAAGAACATGAGTGAGAAAGTCAGGGTATCAAAGGAAGACTTTATCGACTTCTCAATGGCGATTGAGAACGCCCTGAAGAAGACTGCTGTCACCCTCTACAATGAGGCGCGGGCAAAGGGACTGACAGTCAACGCCGCAGGTGGCGTTCTCATCTACGGACAGTTGGACTTCGCCCTGAAGTCAGCCCTGCTTGGCTCGGTGTGGCGTGACCCGAAGGAGTTGCTCCACTTGATCAGCGAGATGATCGACTTTTTGGAAGAAGACGAGGACGTTATTGAATCACGAAAGGATGACGCCAATGACCTACATTAATCCCATAGCAAAGACCCGCGTTGTTCAGGCCATTGAAATAGCCTCAAGCGACAGGGCGTTCCTATCGATCCTGTTGGAAAGCTATGCGGCAGAGATCGACCGCCGCTTCAGGGAAGAACGGGACGACATGGCAGAGAAGACCTATGAGTATCTGTGGAAAGAGCGGCGCGATGCGTTGCGCCTCAACGAAGTAATGGGAGGAACTTAATATGCCAAGCGGATCAATCAATCACTCCTTTGCAGACCTCGACATCAAGTACGGTGGTCTGGACTACACAGCGCAAGGCGAGGTCGAGGTGTTGTACGAAATGTATGACGGCGATTTTGACTTCAGTATCGACACGATCTTCGAACTGGATATATTGGATGAGGACGGTGAGCCAGTGCCGGTGGAAAAACAACCGCCCATCGACTACGTCATTCGCCACATCCATGCATCATACGACGATGACATCATCTCCCACATTGGTGATGATGCCTTCAATCAGTAACAAAAGAAAGACCGGCAATGACCAAGGACATTGAATACTGGAAGAACCGCGCAGAGGATCTCGAACGCATCTTCCGGAAGGACAGCGTGTATCTCAAGATCCGAGAGGTCTTGAAGACAACACCGCAACTCAGCGCAATCATCAAATTGTTTCTGGAGAGGGACTTCGTCTCGCAGGAGGCAATCGTCACTGTCGCAGAAGAGTTCGGCAGAAGGACAGAGCCACCATTGCAGTACGCAAAGGTTGTGGTCTGGAGACTTCGAAAGATCATGCCCGAAGGAGTAACCATCTCCACCGTCTACGCCGACGGGTATTCGATGGACAAAGAAAGCCGGAACAAACTCAAAGAGGCACTGGCATGAACGACTTAACCTTTATCCAGAACTACAGGGACGTGCGCCAGAGGCTCAACAAGGGCGTGTCCGCTACCCCACTACCCACGATCATCAGAAAGCCGCCAGAGCCTGTCCTGACGGTCGTGGCGACCACAGAGGATCAGGCAATACTGAAGAGGCGTTCGTTACTGGACGGTTGTCCATTGCCGAACCGTTTCAAGCTTGTGGTCTTACTCATCTTGGAAGAGGCAGACACTCCGTGGCGTCTTTTGTTCCAACCTTCGAGGAAGAAGCATCTGGTCGATGTTCGAAGGAAGGTGTTCTGTGCGTTACGGGACGAGGGCATTTCGTTCATACAGATAGCACGGTACTGCGGCATGGATCACTCAACTGTAATTTACGGCATCAGAGAGATGCGCAAGAAAGAAGGGCTTAACGACAATGACAACTGATTTATTAAACGAACGGCAGAAGACACATGGCAATTATGGGGAGGTTGCCAGTATCGCGCAGATGTTCCGCGAGATCATGCGTGGCACTACTGGTTGGCAAAGGATGAATGACGCGCAACGTGAGGCGTTGGATTCCATGGCGTCAAAGTTTGGTCGCCTCGGCTCCGGAGATCCGCACTTCCGTGATCATTGGGACGACGTGGCGGGATACGCTACGCTTGCATCCACGCAGTGTGACAGTTCTATTCGGACGGTGGAGCAGGACATTGCCAAGGTTGTCGAGCAGATCAAGGTCGGAGGAGAGCCGACAGGTGTCGATGAGGCCGGTGAAAAGTTTCCTGATATCGTATCTAAGCTAAGGATCGACCCTGTAAAGATGCCACAGGTGTCAAAGAAGAGAAGTTTCTTTTCGAAGAAGACTATTTACGATGACAACGGCGATGAGGAAAAGAGTTTAGATCAGGAGATAGAAGATGCGTACCAACTAGCAAGAGAAAAGGACGACTGACAATGAAAATGTCCATGCGTACGGTTGAAGAGATGATTAGTGAACTCCAAACGGTCAAGAACAAAAAGATGGAGGTATACTTCTATCACTCGGGTGAACGCTTTTACATCAATGAATGGCATGATGACGAAGACGGAATAAGTATTTATCTCCGCTCGGATCGGGACGACTATGATCAGTATGTGGCAGACACAGATTAAAAAAGGAGAAGCGTGATGGGTTGGAATAGTGGCCCCAGTCGTTTTGCCGACAGGGACAAGGAGATATTTAAACGGCGAGAGGCCGGTGAAAAACTCAGAGTGATCGGGGAGTCATATGGCATTGGTGTAGAGCGTACACGTAATATCTATGATAGGGAAAAACGGCATGCTGCGAGGGATGTTGAGAAAGGACAAAATAATGGGACTCAAGAAATTTGAAGAGAGAAACAAGAAGATTGTTTCACGTAGAAAACACGGGGCTACTTACGCAAAAATAGCCAAACAATTTAACCTGAGCATCATTTATATTAAGTGTATCTGCGCCAAGGCACAACGTATGGAAGACAAAAGGGTAGTGCATGACGAGATAGTGGATCAGGTAAGACAGGCGTTACTTAGAAGGGTTGACGATTTGGAGTGGTCGGTTCGCACAAGAAATTGTCTTACGAATAATGACATCATCCATATTGGTGACCTAATTAAGCAATCAGAGTACGACCTATTACTCATTCCAAACCTTGGTCGCGTATGTCTCGACGAGATCAAGGAACTTCTTGCGACGATGGGCCTTCATCTTAAGGAAGAGCGGTTCTTATGATTAGTCCTGTCGGACTTGCAATCATGCAATCGTTGGCAGCGGTGGTATTTATCACCGCCGCTGTCATCTTCGTAAGTACATTCTTGAGGAAGTAGGCGTTGGATATTGTGCGGGAGTTAAGGTCGGGGTCTCTGCCTGACGACCACGACGAGGACAGGGAAGCAAGAATTGTTCTTCGCAGATTGTTGAAACGTGCGGCGGACGAGATTGAAAAGCTACGAAAAAAATTATTAAATTCAGAGGAGGCGATCATTCCCGATATCACGATGTGCAATGGCGAGACATGCCCTTTAGCCGAGACTTGTTTCCGCGCACCGCAGAGCGGTACCGTGCCGAACGGTCGCAACCAGTCGTGGTTCATTGAGGAGCCGTACTGGCGCGATGGCAGAGGACCGACCGTGTGTGATTACTACTGGAGGATCGACCCACCAAAGGAGAAAGAGTGATGTCTGACAAGTATATAGCGATGGAGTATATTCTTAAAAAAGGACCCGATCCGGTCGGATGGTTTTATTCTGCCCCGACCAAAATGAATATCGCCGCATACTACAAACCGCGATGGCTAACGAGGTTTATGTTGCGAGTGTTCTTTGAATTACGATGGAAG